CGGTCAACTTGTCGAAGAAGAAAAGTTGGATGTGTGTTAGTGGATTCTAGTAATCATGTGGTAGCCACTGGTTATAACGGAGTCCCAAAACACTTCCCACATTGTCTCGATAAGCCCTGTGAAGGAGCTGATGCACCTTCCGGGCAAGTTTTAGAAAAGTGTTTAGCTGTCCATGCTGAACAAAATGCTTTTCTCCAATTAAGGTCTAATGATTTCTTGACGGCTTATCTGACTGTGACACCTTGCATAACCTGTGCTAAGATGATAGCAAATAGTAAAGTCTCTAGAATTGTTGCAAGGGAGCCTTATGTTCAATCTCTGGCTACTCAAATTTTAGAAGAAGCGAAGATTAAAGTAGAAATTCATAATGTCGATAGTAACAGAACATAACTGGCATGAGGAACTTGATAAGCTAAAAGAAGTTCTTGAAAAAAATCCTACCCTAGTAGTTGATGTTGAAACTAATGGGTTAGATTCATATGGAATGAATCAGATATGTGGGATAGGACTAGGTGAACCAACTTCGGGTGGGCTTTTACAATATTACCCCTTTCGTCACCACCAAGGGAATAACTTACCTGATGACTCCCTAATCTACTTGATACAGTTTTTAAATGAATTTGTAGAAACTTATATAGGGTATAACTTAAAGTTTGACCTACATTTTTTAGAAAAAGATGGTCTAACGGTTATTGATAAGAAACTAATTGATGTAATTGTGATGGTTCGTTTAATTGAGCATAGTGACATTAAAGAATTAGGTTTAACTCCCACAGGAAAAAGAAACTATGGTGAGTCAGCAGTTCAATATGACATAGACACCAAGAAAGAACTAAGAGCCAATAAATGGCATAAAGATTTTTCTGAATCTCCAGCTGAGTTCCTTGGTGAATATTGTAAAAAAGATGTTGAACTAACAGCTAAGATTTATATGGATTGTTTAGAAAAGATTCAAAAGACTCAACAAACTAGAATCTTTGACTTAGAATGTAAACTTACTAAGGTTCTCTACAAGATGGAGAAGCGCGGCATCTCTATTGATAATAAGTATGCTTTGAATACTCAAAAATCTATTGTTAATAGATTAGAGGCTGTCCAACAAGAAATACTTGATATTTCGGGACGTATTAAATGGAACTATGACCTTCCTATTGCTTCGCCTAAACATGATGAAAAAGAATTTAATATTTCGAGTTCTAAACAAATAGGAGAAGTTTTCCTTTCGATGGGTATTGAGTCCCCTATGAAGACTTCCAAAGGAAATGACTCGTGGAATGAAGCGGCCCTCGTAAATATTAATCATAGACTCGCGGGTCTGATACGCCAATATAGAACACTAGAGAAATTAAAGTCTACGTACATTGACCCCTACTTAAAAGTAGAAACAATGCATACTTCTTTTTGTAATTGGGGTACGGCTACAGGAAGACTGTCTTCTAGAGAACCTAATCTACAGAACATTCCTAGAAACCATTTTAAGTTACATGAGCCTTTATTAGATGAAGATGGTAAGCAAGCAATGAGAGATAAAATATCCGCCATGGTGGGACAAAAAGGAATCACTATGGATGGAGAGTTATCTGACGATGTGTTAGGTACATGGTCCTTCATAGGTGATGAATACTATGACGAGGCTGATAAACATCAGATTGCTATTAGACGATTGTTTATTCCAAGAAAGAACTACACATTAGTTGGTTTTGACTATCAACAGATGGAAGTTCGTGTCTTTATGTCTTACTTCCGAAATGAGCTAATTGACGAAATTTTAAATAAGACAGATGTAGATTTTCATGGGGAAGCTGCAAAGTTAGCCTTTAGTATAGATGATAATCATAAACAGTTTAAATTCTATCGTCAGATGGCTAAAGCGATTACTTTTGGAACTATTTATGGGATTGGTAATAATAAGCTTTCCCAACAATTAGGAACAACTCCTAGGGAAGCCGGGAAATATAAGAAGCAATACTTTGAAGGAATGCGAGGGTCAAAAGACTTCTTTGATAAGGTAGTTGCTACGGTTGAGGCAAGAGGTTGGATTAAGAACAGGTATGGTAGACAGTATAAAATTAACCCACAGTTTGCTTATAAAGGTGTTAATTACTTAGTTCAAGGCACAAGTGCTGATTTGCTAAGTGAACGTATGTTAGAGGTGGATGAATACTTAGAAGATAAGAAAAGTAATATCCTTCTTCAAGTCCATGACGAACTTATCTGTGAAATACATAATTCGGAATTGGAAAGTATCCCACTTAAGCTTAAAGAAATTTTAGAGGTTAATAGTTTAGATATCCCATTAGTTGTAGATATGGAAATTTGCAACCCCTCATGGGCTACAAAAACTGATTATAAGGTTATGAGTATGGATGATTATATAGATTGGGACGATGTTCCATTCACTGATAAGGATGGTGTAGACTGGTGAAAGTATCCAGTATAAACTAAGTCATTATTACTTGCCCCTGGAGGAAGAATTGAGCACCCCCGAAGCATCATTTGAACAAGCTTGTAGAGATGTCGCAACTCAAATTGCAGAAACCGTTATTAGTAAACAACATGATTATGGACACCAGAATATTTTAGCCTTCCGAGAACAAGGATTAGTTGTTCGGCTAACAGATAAACTAGCGAGACTGACTAATCTTATTTGGAACCGTCCATCAGAACCTAAAAATGAATCAATTGATGACACTTTTGTAGATATAGCTGGTTATGCAATTATTGGCCTTATGTTAAAGAATAATACATTTACGTACGAATTGAAGGAACAGAGAAATGTCAAAAGTTAGTATGCATATTGGCTTTACTTTTCGAGTAGGTCCTTTAGACCAGAACCAGTATGGTCGAATAGATTTAACTGTAGACCAAATAGATACAGAGTTACCTGTCCAAGACCAACTCACAGAGGCCGAAACCGTTTCTGATGAGGTATATAAATTCTTAAAGAAGAAGGTGGATTCTCAGCTTGATGAGATGCTTGGGGAGGAGTAATGGCCGACACCCCTAGCAGAGTCATTGTCTTAGAAGCTCTTGTAGCTGAACGAGACAGACAAGAAATAAGGTATGGTATGCAAAACCATGCCAACCAATTTTGGAATGTAATTGCGTCTAAGAAAGTTGGTGATGTCGCTCATCAAATACAAGAACAAAGTGACTCCGCCTTATTCATTGAAGTCGTTCAAACCTGTGCTGTTTATTTTGCCTGGGCAGAAGCCCTTCATCTAAACAATAGGGATAAGTGGAAATTTTAGAGGTACTTATGAAAAAGAATGCAGAAGATGCCATTCAACAACTATTAAAAAATAAGAATTTAAATCTGCAGTTGGGAGATAGTGCTTCGTTTGATTATGGGCGTATCCCATTTAACATTCCTGTACTAGACAAACTGACTGGTGGGGGTATTCCAAAGAAAAGATTTACTCTAATCTATGGTCCAACTAACGTAGGTAAGTCCTATTTAGCTTCACAAGTCGTTACCAATGTCCAAAAGGATGGTGGTTCGGCAGCTTGGATAGATACAGAACTATCATGGGATGCTGAGTGGATGGCTAAGTGTGGTGTAGAAGTATCTAAAACACTAGTAAGCCAACCTACAAATGGTGAAATGGCATTAAACACAGCTAGAGAGTTGATGGAAAGTGGAATAGATGTAATTGTTCTTGATAGTATTGCAGGGTTAGTTCCTACAGCAGTACAAGAAGAAGAATTTGGTTATAACCCTATGGCATGGCAAGCAAGGTTTGTTAATAGTGCTTTGCCTAAACTACTAGCCCATTTACATCACGGGTCAGCCTTGGTAGCTATAAATCAAGTTAGACAAAGTTTAGGCCCTGTGGCGTTAGATAATATGCCCGGAGGAGTAGCCCAATCGTTTTTTGCCCACTTCTTAATGCAAGTTAGACGAAAGGGTTGGATAAAAGAGGGCGAGGCAAACGTTGGTTTTGATATGGAAATTAGACTTCGTAAAACAAAGGTCGGTGGTGAGAATTGGAAGTCAGCAATTGTGCCCTTCAGAGTAGCGGGGGGTATAGATATTCTCGAAAGTTATATTAGAGAAGGTATTGGTCAGAAGAAGATTTCACAAGCAGGTGCCTGGTATACTTATGGCGATACTAAAGCAATGGGATTGAATGGTATTAAAAAACATTTTACCGATAATCCAAAAGATTTCGAGAAATTAAAGAATGAACTTACCACCTAGAGATTACACAGAACAGGAAAATTTTATAGCAAAAAGTTTGGATGACTTTGGTATGCGTTATCAAGAGCAAGCAGACTTCTTCCCATATACGGTTGACTTTTTTATACCAGAGGTGGGAATGATTATCGAGGCAGATGGTTATTATGGTCATCTTGCGAAAAGAGATGCAAAGAGAGATGAGTATTTAGGAAACCATAAAGATGTGGATATAATAATTCACATCAAAGAAAAGACCCAAAAAGATATAAAGGAAAGACTATGGCAGGAATTAAACAGATTAAGCCACCCATCAAGAAGGTAAAGCAAGCAGAGGACCCTCAAGATACTTGGCTTAATGAGTGTATTGATGACTACCTTAGAGGTACGATGTATGCTCCACGAGCGGGTGTTTTCTACCCTTCTTCCCTAGGTAATCCTTGTGATAGATATCTATGGCTTTGTTATCATGGTCATATGGTAGACCAACCGTTACCACCTAATCTACAAAGAATTTTCCAATGTGGTAGTTCTTTAGAGGATAGAGTGGCGAAGTGGTTTATGGGACTAAATATTCTACTCCAACAAGAAAAGTCAGTACGTATAGACACACCCCCAATCTCAGGGCGTATTGACTTTGTTATTAAACATTATGATTATGGGAATCTTCCTGTAGAGTTGAAGTCCATTAATAAAGCGGGATTTACTAAACTGAAGAAGCCTAAACCAGAACATTCATTACAACTTCAAATGTATCTGAACATGGGTGATTATCCAATGGGTACCGTTCTATATGAATGTAAAGATGACCAAAAAATTAAATCGTTTTTAGTTGAGCGTGATGTGGTAGAATGGGAAAAAATATTAGCTAGGTGTTTTAGAATTCAAGATATGATAGCTAGGCCAGAAAAATGTACGGGTGCCCCCTGGTGTGCTTGTAAAGAAGTAGGAACAATATGATAGAACAAGTAACATTTACAGGAGCAGACGATTCTGTTTCTCCTGAAGCATTATCAGCGATTTCAAAAGAATTTCCATTTGTAGAGTGGGGAATTTTACTAGGTACTACATATTCTATATATGACGATGTAGGATTGCCACGATTCCCGTCCACATCATGGGTAGATTCCTTAGCTGAAGTATATAAGAAACATATGCGTGACGAGTTGGCACCTATGAAGCTTTCGGCTCACTGGTGTGAACCTTTTGCAGGGGAACTGGTAACAAAGGGTAGGTCTTTTAATGATATCCAGGGACTAAATGGAATCCCCAATATCTTTAAAAGAACTCAAATAAACACTTATGGATTGAAATATATTTTTGCTGAGTCATTTCTCGAAGAAATAAGAAAACATCCAGAGATGGAATTCATTTTACAGATAGACGGTGTAAACGATGATTTTGTATTAGGTACAAATTTACCAAATATCTCTTTACTACAAGACTATTCAAGTGGGGCAGAGACTTTTGCTAATGAGTGGGGGCAATGGGAAGGGAAGAAATACGGTTATGCTGGTGGATTAAATATCGATACCCTTCCAGCTGCTATGGCTAAGTGGCTGGATAGACCTGCTAATGAAACGATAGCGTGGCTAGATATGGAGTCTGGAGTACGTACTGGAACATCTGTTGCTGATGGGAATAAGTCTGTATTTGATTTGCAAAAAGTGGAAGATGTAT